AAATACGCCTAGTTACCCTACGACTGCGAAAGCAGACTACTAAGGAGGTAGACTATGGGAACAACTACTTTTTCGGGACCTATTAAAGCAGGTACGATTAGAGAAACTTCAGGAACTACTTTAGGAGCAAATGTTTCTAATACTGGTTTCGTTGTAATGGGTCAATCTGCAAAGATTGATATTACAGGAGCTTCTCATTTAAATCAAGTATGTGGTACTATTCCAGCTAACTCACAAATTATTGATGTAGTATTAAATGTAACAACAGCAAATGATGATACAAATGCTGCAACTGTTTCAGTTGGTACAACAGATGATGGCGATGCATTTATTGCTTCTGCTAATGTGAAAGCTACTGGTACAACAAGAGGTACTTTAGATACTGAAGCTACAAATATTGGTACAACTGATATTCAAGTTTTAGCTGATTTTACAGGTACAGATGGTGACGGATCAGCAGGTGCAGCAACTGTTACTGTAACTTATTTACAGAACAACAGTATTGCAGATGCAGGAGACACACCATAATAATACTTATTGGGGGACCCATTAGGGTCCTCCTTATAAAAGGAGATTTTATGGCTTTTAATTTAGAAGAATTTTTAAAAGAAAAAAGTACAGCATTACAAAATTTTTTAAAAAAAGACGATCAAGAAGAAGACGAAAGATCATCTGTAAAAAAATTAACTGATTTTCAAGAAGCTAAAGAAGCAGCAGATAAAGCATTATCTGAAGAAGATAAAAAAATTCAATCTATGGAAGATACTACTGAAACTGAAAGTATCGAACAAATTTTAGAAGAAGAATCAGCTAAAAAAGAAGAAAAATCTAAAGAAAAAGATTTAGATGAAAAATTAGCAGATATAGAAAAAGTTATTTCTACATTCGGAAATAAAACTAATTTAAGTGCCGGATCAGATCCTTTTAAAGGAACTAAATTTGAATTAAATAAACCAATAGATTTTCAGACTAAAGTTGCTCAAAATTATATAGCGCCTTATTTAACACAACCAACTAGCCAAGAAGACAGAATTGCGTTATTATTTGAAAATCTTAAAAAACAAAATTTAATATAGGAGGAACAATGGCAGGATCAGATATTTCGGCAAATAGTGTAACAACTACAGGTTCAAATGTTGCAGCGTTTAGTGGCCCTACAAGACTTAAAGGTTTTATTATTACGCCATCAGCAACTGCAGGAACTGTAACTTTTGTAGATGATGCTACAACTAAATTTGTAGTAACAACAGGTGCTAGTGCAGATAGTGGACCTATTAACATAAGTTTACCAGATGAAGGTGTAAAATTTGAAACGAACTTAAAAGTTAATATTTCTGCAAATGGTGCTAGTGGTGTAACAGTATTTTTTGGATAATGGCTACATCAAATACAGCTACCTTTAATCTTACAGTTAATGACTGTATACAAGAAGCTTATGATAGAATAGGAGGTGATCCTATTCTAGGTTATGACGTGCGTTCAGCACGTAGAAGTCTTAATATAATGTTTAGTGATTGGGCTAATAGAGGTTACAATCAATGGACTGTAGAATTAAAAGATGTATCAGTTTCTCAAGGAACTGTAGAATATACTTTAGATTATGATTTAGTTGATATTATTAATGCAAATATTTTAGATGGATCAACTGAATATTCAATGACTAGACTAGGTCTTAATGACTATGCAGCTATTTCAAATAAAACTCAACAATCTAGACCTACTCAATTTTATTTACAAAGATTAAACACACCAATAATTAAAATTTATCCTGCACCAGATAAAGCATATACTTTAAGATATTATAGAATGAGAAAAATTCAAGATGTAACAGCTTCTACAGTAAGTGGCGTAGAACAAAATTTTGACATTCCATTTAGAGCTTTTGAATGTATGTGTGCTGGTCTTGCTTATTATCTTTCTAAAAAAAGAATTAATATAGATCAAGCACAAAGAATGGAATTAAAAACAGATTATGAACAAGCTTATACAAGATTAGTTGCTGGTGATGATACGCCTTCTACAAGAATTTTACCATCTTCAACTAACAGATTTTATACATAATGGCAAATAAATTAGGTGATAGAAGTACAAGACCTCATAGAGCACCACATAATAAATTTTCAGGTGGTCAATATGCAAGAGCTATATCAGATAGATCAGGGTTAGAATTTCCATATCAAGAAATGGTTTTTGAATGGAATGGTTCATTTGTACATAATTCAGAGTTTGAACCTAAACAACCACAATTAGATTTAACATATTTTACTGATGCACAATCATTACAAGATGCTAGACCACAAGCAAATTTATCATCAACTGGTGGTGTTCCAGATCAAATAGACATAATATTTCCTCCAACAGGTTCAATTCCTGCTAATGGAATAGCACAAGCAAGCACAAATTTGTTATCAACTGCATTAGGAAGTGTTACAGTAGTAACATGAATATAGAAAAAAAATATGGTGTAATGATTGCAACACCTTGTTATGGCGGTCAACTTACAGAAGCTTATTTACATGGAATTTTACAAACAACTGTAAAAGCTCAAAATAAAGGAATTAGAATACATTTAAATACTATGGGTAATGAAAGTTTAATAACGAGAGCAAGAAATACTTTAGTTACTCAGTTTTTAGATTTTGATTTAAAAGAACCAGATAGATTTACTCATTTATTTTTTATTGATAGTGATATAGGATTTACTGGAGAAAATGTGATTAGACTTGTAGAGTCAGATTATGATATTGCATGTGGTATTTATCCTAGAAAATCTATTGACTGGAATTCAGTTCCTAAATTTATAAAAGAAACTGGAGAAGAAAATATAGAAGCTAAAGCATTAGGCTATAATTTAAATTTTGCACATCCTACTAATATTAAAGTTAAAAATGGATTTACAGAGGTATTAGATGCAGCTACAGGATTTATGTGTATAAAAAAAGAAGTTTTTTATAAAATGAAAGAGGCTTATTCTAATTTAAAATATACAAGTGATCAAATAATAAATAACGAAAGATTTAGTAGTAATAATTGTTATGCATTTTTTGACTGTATTATTGATGAAAAAAGTAATAGATATTTATCAGAAGATTATGCATTTTGTAGACTTTGGCAAAAATTAGGTGGAAAAATTTTTGCTGATGTTATTAGTCCATTAACTCATTATGGAACTTATCCATTTAGAGGTAATGTATGGACTAAATTTAGTATAGAAGGAGATAAAGAAAATGCCAATGACATACAGCAGTCTAAAGACTGATATACAAACTTGGGCTGAAAATACAGGTACAGATTTTACAAATCAATTAGATACTTTTATAGATAATACACAATCTAAATTATCAAGAGAAATTGATCCTACAGGTTTTAATCAAAACGTAACTTCTTCTACTTCTATTGGTGATAGATTTATTACTTTACCGTCAGCAATAGAACCAATGCTTTTAAATTATTTAAATATAATAGATAGTGATAATAATAGAGTATTTTTAGAAATTAAACCACTAGAATATTTACAAGAGTATTGGCCTGATTCTTCTTTAACAGCTCAACCAAGATATTTTGCAAATTTTGATGATACAACATTATATTTAGCTCCTACTCCTAATGCTGTATATACTATGGAATTAGGTTATCAAGGTAGAATTAATCCATTATCTAATACTAATACTACTAATTGGTATACAGAAAATGCTCCTGATGCATTATTATATGGTTGTTTATCTGAAGCAAATCTCTTTACAAAAAACATGGAAGACTATAATATATATAAACAAAAGTATGTCGAAAGTGTGACGGCCATAAACAATGAAGCTCGTAGAAATAGAAGAACAGATTACAAGTTTCCTGGTAGTCCACTAGGCGAAAACACATTAACTGGAGGACAATAAACATGGCTATATCTCAAGCGATAACAGTGTCGTTTAAGCAAGACTTAATGTCGCCTGGCGGAAACTTAGAAGCTCAGACATTAAAGTGCGCACTTTACGACAACACTGCAACTCTAAACCAAAATACTACTGCTTATATTACTGCAAATGAAATATCAAACAGTGGTACAAATTACACAACTGGCGGTGCTACATTAACTAATGTTGCAATTTCTACAGATGGAACTACAGCAATTTTTGATGCTGATAATGTTTCATTTGCTAATGCAACAATATCTGCACAAGCTGCACTAATTTATAATGCTAACAATAGTAATTCATCTATTGCGGTATTAGATTTTGGTGGTGTAAAAACATCAACTAACGGTACTTTTGAGTTACAGTTTCCAAACGCAGACGCTACGAACGGCTTAATTAGAATAGCATAAGGAGGTAAGTCCTTATGGCAAGCACATGGAGCCAAGGTGATTGGAATTTAGGTTCCTGGAATAATTCAGCAACTGGTGCTGTAATTACAGGCCAACAATTAAATACTTCATTAAGTAGTATTACAGTCGGTGTTGAAGTAAGACAAGGTTGGGGAAGAAATACATGGTCTTCTGCAACATGGAATAGAGCACCTGATTCTTTTATAGATATAACTACTGCTGGTGAATTAGACTTAAATTTAAATTTAGGTTTTGGCTGGAACAGAGAAGAATGGAACACAGGTGCTTGGGGCGAAGGATTAGGTTTTGTTCTCACTGGTAATGGTAATATATTTGCAACTTCTGCTTTAACTCAATTAACTTCAACAGCTAATAATATTATTATTACTGCAGGTGCTCCTATATCTATAAGTGGAGAACAATTAAATATTTCTCAAGGCGAAGAAACTGTAACAGGTATAGCTAATATAACTATAGCAGGAGAAGAACTGGTATCTGCAACTGTTAATACATTTGCTGTAGCAGCTGGTGGTGCTATTACTATAAATACTCCTACTTTAGAAGCCAACACAGCATTAAATAATGATGGTATAGTTGTAGGTTTAGCTAATTTCTTAGATATAGTAGGAATGCCTTTAACTTCAAATTTAGGAACAATTACAACCACCACTGAAAATATTATTCCTATAACTGGAGAAGAATTAACATCTTCAGCTAATACAATCACTATAAGTGCTGAACAAATATTATCAATAACTGGAAACGAATTAACTATTTCTCAAGCAACAATTATACCTAATTCAAATAATTTCTTGCCAATGACTGGAAATCAAGTAAATGTTGATGTTACAACACTTAAATTTTGGGATCCAATTAACGATAATAATCAAGAAAATTGGACTAATATTCACTAGACAAATTTTTACAAATATATATTATTTACATTAAATAAAATTAGGAGTATAAAGAATTATGCCATCAAGTTTTACATCGAGATTAAAATTAGAAAGACAAGCTTCTGGAGAGAATTCAGGAACTTGGGGAAATTTAGTCAATTATGTTTTTAACAGAGTAGATGCTTCTGTTTCTGGTTATCAAGCAGTTAATGTTGCAGGTTCTGCAAATGTAACTTTAACATCTAATAATTCTACAAGTAACACAGATGATGATGCTACTGATGATCAAGTACATAACAAAGTATTAGAATTAACTGGAGCTTTAGGCGCAGACATTCATGTTTTTACTGATGCAGTAGAACAAAATTATATTTTATTTAATAACACAACAGGATCACAAACATTAACTTTTGCAAATACAGGTCATGCTGCAAATGGTGTTGCACTTAAACAAGGTGCTAAAACTTTAGTATATTCAGATGGAAGTTCTATTACTGATGTTATGGCTGATCTAGGCGATGTAACTACGACTTCAGTAACTTCTACAGGAAATGTTACTGGTACAAATTTAAATGGTTCAGCAGTTATTTCAACTGGTAATGTTTCAGGTACAAATTTAATAGCTACAGCAAATACTGTAGATATTCAAGGTTCAGCTCCTAATGTAATTGCAACTAATGGAACAAATACAGATTTATTATTATCTCCAAAAGGTTATGGTTTAGTAACTTTTAATGGTGGCGGAAAAGTTCAACAATTAAATGAAAAAGTAAATACTTCTGCAACAGCAGCAACTGGTACAATTAACTTTGATGCAATAGATGGAGCTATTCAAAACTTTACTACAAATGCATCTGCTAATTGGACATTTAATTTAAGAGGTAATTCATCAGTTACATTAAACAATTATTTAGATACAGGTGAAAGTATTACTGTTGCACATATTGTACCTCAAGGTTCTACTGCTTATTATGCAAACGTAGTACAAGTTGATGGATCAACTGTTACTCCTAAATGGGTAGGAGGTGCTCCTTCCGGAGGTACAGCAAATGCTTCAGACACATATACTTATACTGCTATTAAAACTGCAGCTAACACCTACACTGTATTAGCTCAATTAACATCTTTTGAATAGAAAGGAGTTTTATGCCAATTATTGGATCTTTTGCAGCGTCTTCAGCAAGAGGAACTAAAGGAGCTGGTAGCTCCGTTTTAGAATTCGATTATTTAATCGTTGCTGGCGGTGGCGGCGGTGGCCGAGATGACGGCGGCGGAGGAGGAGGCGGAGGTATGCGTACTTCTTTTCCTGGAGGAACAAAAATAGAAATTGAAAGCGGAGCTACTATATCAGTAGGCGGAGGAGGAAACGGTTCTTCTGATGTTGGTCCTATACCAGCTACTGATGGAGGAGATTCATCTGCAACAGGTACAACTACTACTATTACATCCAGTGGTGGAGGAGGCGGAGGAGACCCTGGTAATAATGGAAATCCTGGTGGTGCTGGTGGCGGTGGTGCTTTAAATGGCACTGGCGGACAAGGAAACAAAGGACAATTTCCTACACCTGAAGGCGCCCCTGGCGGTAATGGCGGTGGAAATAATTCCGGCGGCGGCGGTGGCGGCGGCGGACTTCAAGGTACAACTGGTAGTAACGGTCCCGGAGATCAAAGAGGAGGTCCCGGTGGTCCTGGAACTGCAAATAGCATAAATGATTCACCTATTACTTTTGCTGGTGGTGGCGGAGGAGGATCAAATACTCCTGGTCAAACTAGCGGCGGATCTGGTGGTGGCGGAACTGGTGGAGCTGCTAATCAACAAGGTACAGATGGCACTGATGAATTAGGTGGAGGCGGCGGAGGCGCCCCTGGAGGAGGACCTTTAAGAACAGGAAGAGATGGTGGAACTGGTGTAGTTTATTTAAGAGATCCTACAGGAGCAATTTCATCAGTTACTCCAGG